AGCGCGGGCGCGAGATTCGGTCACTCATGCGTCAAGGCGCAGTCACGGGATTGAGTATCGGATTCCAGACCGTCCGCGATGAACCAGATAAGGAGACGGGATATCGTCACCTAATAGAGGCGAAACTTTGGGAGATTTCTCCCTGTGTATTCCAGGCGTGTCCAGGCGCTATCGCGGACGAAGTGAAAACGGAAATCATCGAACCGGGCGGAGATACGGGAAACCCCAATCTCATCCCGGAGATGAAGGATAACCCGAGCAACACGGAGATAATCCAACTGCTCGAAGCCAGAACCCGTGCAATTAAGCGGGTTCACGAAATTTTCATGGAGGTACTCTAAATGAGCACAGAAATTGAAAAAAAAGAAGAAGAGTATAAGGCTGAACTCTTCAAACTCGTCAAGGACGAACGGGCGGCCAACGAGAAGAAGATCGAAGGCAAGCTCCTGGCGTCCGACTTTCAGGCATTCTCGGCAAAGATCGAGGCCCGGATGGTCGAGATCAATACCGAGATCGCCAAACTGAAAAAGCCCGTTCTCACCGTCGAGGGTGGGGACAAAAGCGACGGCAAGGCCGAATACAAAAAGGCCTTCTTCCAGTTCATGCGAACGGGAGAATTCAAACTCGACGAAAAGGCCGCGGCCTATTTCAACCTCGAGCGGAAGGCACTCGTGGAAGACGCCACGGGCGAGATTCTCGTTCCTGAAGAGATCGAGACGGAGATCATGCGGGCACTTCCACAGCTCAATGTCATCCGGCCCCTCTGCTCAGTGCGGACTATCACGAGAGATAGAATCCGGTTGCGGGGGATCAGCGAGGTTCAGGTTGGATGGGGCAAACTCGAACTCGGCGGAGCTCCGCCCGAAACGACTCTCGTGCCGACCGAGACCTGGCAGTATGTCGAAGACCTCGAAGGCCTGACCAAAGTCGGGAAAGACGAACTGAGTGACAGTGACATTTCGCTTGAACCCGTTGTATCAGACAGCTTTGCGCGCGCATCGGCTGATCTGGAAGAGGCGGCCTTCGTCAATGGCACGGGTCATGCAACTCAACAGCCGGCTGGATTTCTTCCGGCGGCTGCTGGTGTACCGACGCATGCCCTGGCTGGCGCCGGCGCCATCGTCATGAATGACATCCTGGACCTCATCTATACACTCCCGGCTCAGTATCGGACAAGGGCGACTTTCGTCATGCACTCCCAGATCGAACTCGCGCTTCGGCAACTCCTGGACGTTCCTACGGGTCGGTATCTCTGGGAACCCTCGCTCCAGGTTGGCAAACCCAACCTCCTGATGGGTTATGGCGTCGTGGCATGCGATTCCATGCCTACATTTACTGGCGCCAATCAGCGAGTCGTCGTCTTCGGTGACTTCAAGGCGGCCTACCGCATCATCGACAGGGTCGGGATGACCATCCAGCGGCTGACCGAGCTTTACGCGACCGCCGGCCTGGTGGGCTTCCTGGCATCGCGGCGCGTCGGCGGATCGGTCATCAGGCCCACCGCCCTGGCAATTCTGATTGAGCCGTAAGCGCACGGCAAGAAGGAGAAAACATGAACGCGCATTATATTCCCATCCTTGGGTCCACAGGAGTCGTCACAGAGCACATCCTGTCGGCCCCGCCTCTTTCCGGGCGGCCTCACCAGTCAGTCTATGAGCAGAGTGCCATCCAGAACTATCCGATCGGCACCCGCTATCAGCATGGCGATCGGACGTTCTACTACTGCCTCGCGGCAGGCACGACCGCCGTCGCCATGAAGGCGGGCCACAACTCGATCGCGGACACGGGAGTCAACACCTATGCGGCGATCTATGCCGTCGGGGAAACCGAACTCCGCATCGAGGACACCGCGACCCGGGCCGCGCACTATTACCAGAACGGCTATGTCTGGATCATGAACCTCATCAGCGGGATCTACCAGATGCTCAAGATCAAGGACAGCGAGGGGGCCCTCGCTGGCGACGACCATGTCCACATCACTCTATACGAGGGTCTGCCCTTCGCCGTTCCCGCTTCCACATTCGTCACCATCTGGCCGAACCCCTATGCAGCCATCATCTTCACCACCTCGGCCTATGCGTCGATGGTGTGCGTTCCCCTCATCCCCGTCACGAGCGGCTACTATTTCTGGGGCCAGACTTGGGGGCCTTGCTTCGGGACGGCCATGAGCGCCATTCCTGGAGCGGCTTCCGCCGACAGGGCAGTCTTCTTCAACGGGGACGGCGCCCTCATCAACGGCGCTTCCCTCACGACCAATGGTGCACAGCTCGCCGGGTTCGTTATCACGATGACCTCGGGCGGCGGCGACCAGTTCTATCAGCTCCAACTCGCGCCCTGAGAAAGCGCACGAAAAGGTAATTCAAGTCGGGGGGGGTCGAAAGGCCCTCCCCCACTTTCTCCTGGAGGCAGAATGATTCGGCGGATTAGAACGTTACAAGGCGTTGCCCGGAATTTATGTAGCATCCGGCGCGGGACGGTCCTACGTATTCCCGAGGACCTCGACGAGGCGACGGCCCTATCCTGGCTCAAGGGCGGGTTGGCCGAAGAGGACAAGATGATTGATGTCATTCCTGAGACGAAGGCGACGACCATAAACCCGGAACCATCGTCCGAAAAGTCCGGGCGCTCGCGGAGGAAAAAATGCCGGACCTAATAACCCTGGCGGATGTCAAGACATATCTCTGGCCGGGCGAGACGATCACTACCTGGGACGCAATTCTGCCGACGATCATCTCGGCCGTGTCCGAGCAGATCGAGCGCGAGATCGGCTGCTGTATTGAGCGGGCATTCTATACGGCGAAAGCCGGATTGTCATTCGTCGTCAGTGCTCTAAATAATAAAATCAACTTCGATGAGGGCGGGGCGGAACTGATTGCGACTGTGACCGCCGGGACGTATACAGGCACGACATTGGCTACGGCTATTGCGGCGGCCCTGAACACGGCGCCTGGGAAGGCGTTCACTTATACCTGTGTCTATTCGACTATCACGGGAAAATTCACTATCGCCGCCGGATCGAACTTTACCATCCGGTGGAATACGGGAACGAATAAAGCCATCGACATTTCAAACCTTTGCGGATATCCCGATACCGCCAATTCGACGGGCGCCAAGACCTATACCTCCTACCGGGTCGGCGATGAGGGAAAAGCGAGCGGACGAGGATCGTCGTTATTGTATCTCCCGAATTGGCCGATCGCAGTAATCATTTCTGTAGTCGATAAGGATGGCAATATTTACACGGAAGGCGACGACGAGGATTTCGTCATCTCTCCCGGTCCTCAATGTTTTGCGCTCCAACTCAATGACGGTGTTTGGGAAAAGGGATCGGGCAACTTCACGGTCAATTATCAGGCCGGCTATATGACAATCCCGGTTGACATTATCCTGATCGCACATGAACTCATCGCCCGGAAATATAAGACGATGAAGGGCCAGGAGTGGGGGGAAACCAGCAGGACGTTCGGGGACGGATCCATCACCTCGGTCAATACGGAGGGCGCATTGACGAAGGCGCAGTTGGGGATCGTTGCGAAGTATCAAAGGCCAATACTATGACAACCGGAATCGGACTCAAGGCGGACTTCGCGGGCGCAATCCGAAAGACAGAAATCCTGAAGGCACTCCCCAAAGCGCATAAATATCAGGCCACAGATTGGACTTCCCAGACGATCAAGGCACTCATGGATTCGGCGAGGGACAGGCAGATATCGGTTCGCGTTCATCACGCAAAAAAGACGAGCCAGATGATGCGCAATATTGGAAAGGTCATTGCCGTGGGCGACGAGCGCTGGACCATCGCCATCGGGACGGGGATCGGGGGCAAGCAAACGGTTCCCTATGCCAGCATTCAGGACAAGGGCGGGACAACCCACCCGACCGTCACGAAACGGATGCGAGGATGGGCCTGGTTTATGTACTCCAAGTGGGGAGAAGAACGGTACAAGTGGCTCGCGCTTACTAAGAAGTCAAAGCTTAATGTTGTCATCCCGCCTTCGAAGTGGTTTACCTCGATCATCGAGCAGCGGGAGCCGATCCTTTCGGCCATGATGCAGAAACCAGCGGTCCTCAGGCTTGCGGAGATGATGGCGGGGAGCTCCGTCGGGAAATTGGCTTAATGCGTTAGGAGAATAACATGAGAGAAAGAAAGTCGATTTTCATCGCGATCATCTTGACCTTGGCGATGTCAGTGTTGGCGTCCGCCCAGTATATTCGCACCAATCGGGACTTCCTGGCCGCGGCAATTGGGCTTACCGCAGCGGAGACAAAGGTTAATGGAGTGGGATTCACGAGCGTAGAAGTGCCCATGCCCCAAGTTTCCACCGTTCTCCTTACCGTGATGACCGTGACTTTTACGCGAGCGGCAGGGAGTACATCAAAGGTATCGTTCTATTTTCAAGTGAGTTATGACGATGGGACGACCTGGACGGATTTTGTCGAACCGATTAGCGGATTGGAGTGTATCGAAGTCGCAACGAATCACGGCGTTATAAGCGGCACGACGGTTCGTGTGACCCAGGCATTCTTTGTGCCTATGGTAAACCGTATCCGGTTATCGAAGATCGTCAATGGGGATGGCGCAAATGCGCTGACGGCAGTTAATGTGAAGTTGAGTTATTAAAAGGCGGGGGCGCTATCACGCCCCCTAACCCTTTACTTAGGAGCATGGTGATGCACAGATTTTCAAGGGCTTTTCTGATAATCGCATTTTTGGCTTGCCTTTGCAATCCGTTTCTTCACGCTGCTGGTACGACCTACTACGTCTCCACGGCTGGCAATAACTCTTGGGATGGACTTGCCCCGGCCTGGGTGAGCGGAACAAATGGGCCGTGGTTGACATTCACCTATGCCAATGCCCACATTTCCGCCGGAGACGCGATTGAGGTTCGGGCGGGGACATACCATGAACGTATTTACTTAGATGTTGTCGGGACATCCGGTAGCCCAATAACCGTGACGAATTATGGTGATGAAGAAGTTATCGTTGATGGTGAATATACCCTACCCGGCATTGGATATGATTATTACTTGGTAGAGTTGCAGGGCGCTTATACGACGATCAGCAATATGACTTTTACTCGATCAGATGGTGCGCTCTTTGCCATCGCGGGGAATCACAATACGGGTTATAACATTTTTGGCAATGGATGTTACCAAGCCGGGATGTGCTTGGGTGGATCCTATAACACATTTGACGGTTGTACTATGACGGAAAATGGACTTGTGGCTATTCCGTGGGGTTCCGGGATTGCCACAGTTGGTTCTCATGGAACCATCAAGAATTGTATCTCTTATGAGAATATGGGCGAGGGTCTTAACGCCTATTCCAGCGCGACTTATTCCATCATCGAAGATTGTATCGTCTACAACACTAAACAAAACTACAATATTTACATAGATTCACCCACGCATACGATAGTCAGGCGGAATATCGTTTATAATACCAAACCGGCTTATTCAAATACGGCTGGCATCACAATCTCATGCGAAACGGGAACCCCCTATGACATAGCCGTTTACAATAATTTCGTCTACAACTGCCGCATCAACATGGAAACTTATACGGGTACGGCAGAACTCAACGGGTTTTTCTGTGCCTATAATACCTTCATCAATTCTACCGGAAACATCGGTGAGGGTTATAACATGGGTGTTTTTATTAGGCCGGATACTACATCCTATATTGACTGCGTATTCACAAACAACATAGTCATTGAGGAAGATTCGCAGCGCGTCCCAATCTATGTTGAGTCCTCGCATTCGGGGCTGACTTTTTCCTATAATTGCTGGAGCAAGACGCCTATCGCGGCAGCTCAGGGGACTGGCGATGTGGTCGGTGACCCCAAGGTAGCCAAGACTCCCCCATCGGGTGCTGGTACACTCACGGCTAATTATTTCAAGATTCTATATACTTCACCGGCAATCGGGGCGGCGGTTGTACTTGCGGAAGTCACTGAAGATTATTTTGAAACTGCGCGAGGCGATGATCCCGACATGGGCGGCCATGAATATACGGGAGTCAATGCCGTCTATTATGTCGACTCATCAATCACGGATACCTACGTCGGGAGTGCTACGCCCGACTTCACGACTTATAATCCCGTTACCTTTTCTACGAGTACAGGTACTGATTTTGTTTTCAAGACAATAGCAGACGTAAACGCCCGCACATTCGTTCCTGACGATATCATCTATTTTCGCAAGGGACAGACCTGGCGTGAACAGTTGACCGTCCCCTCATCCGGTACATCGGGCCATCCCATTACCTTCGGGGCATTTGGGACAGGGGATAAGCCGAAGATTTATGGATCGGAGCAACTCTCGACGTGGACTGAAGAGGTTTCTGAGACTATCACTAAGGTCCAGGACTGGGCTTATAACTCAGCCAGCGCAGATACTGTAACAACATCGTATACTAATACTCCTACCCAGGGAAATCTGCTTTTGGCTTTCGCCAAGGGAGTAGGATCGGATACCAATGCTTCTATATCCGGATTTACCAAAGCTGTCGGTGTCCAGATGAGTTCAACTTCGTGGACGGCCCTATTTTATAAGGTTGCGGGAGCAAGCGAAAGCAAGGATGTGGTTGTTGTCTGGACAGGAAGTACGTCAACGGCCATGGAAATTGCGGAATATTCCGGTTTATCAAGTCCGGTACTCGATCAGGTTCAGTATAACACTTATAGCGGCGCTAACGTTACGGCTTGGTCAAGCGGAACGACACCTACGACGACCGCTGCCGTGGAATTATGTATTGCCGGATTTTGGATGAGTGGGGCAACCGGAAACGCGGTAAGTTACACTAATTCCTTTGTCGAGTCGAAACATGGTACAAATCACTCGCTGGCTACCAGAGTCACCGCCGCAACCGGAGCGTACGAAACGACATATACCTGGACAACAGCTGTAAAATGCGGCGGATTGATTGCCACCTTCAAGGGTAGTCCGACACCCAATAGATGGTACGCAACCTGCACCGCTGACCCTACGGTAGTTTGGTTTATCAATACCGACGGATCAATTAAATGGGGTAGGGAAAAAGCCTCAAAAGCTACCCTAACTGCTGAATATGACTGGTGGTGGGATGATCCCAACGATAGACTTTATGTCTATGCCGCTACCGACCCAGATTCGAGATATGCTTCGGTTGAAAATGCGGCCAGGAGTTACGGCATCGAATTTTCGACAAAGTCGTACATCACTATTCAGGATATAGAAGTCGCCTATGTTGCTGCGTCTGCGATAAAAAACGGCGTAACTGGGACTAACGCAACGATAGATTCCTGTACGCTCCATCATGCCGGAGCCTGGGATGCGGCAGATGCTAATTGTATTGTCATCAGGGGTTCATATTCAACTGTATCAAATAATTTGATTTATGATGCAGGGACACACGGGATTTATGTTGTAGGGGGAACAACGGGCCAGACCACGACCAATGTTACCGTTAGCGGAAATGAAATCTATAACTGCTATCACACCGGAATAGACATAATGGGCCCGAATGCCGGCGGCACAGTGACCAACACCTCTGTCTTGCGGAACTATGTTTATACAACGGATGATTTCGCGAGTCCTGCGTATAGCATGGCTGGAATTCAACCGTCTGGAAATGCCGCTTCGACACTTACAAATACTACTGTAGCATATAATATTGTCAGACGTGCGTGTGGAGTGGGGATTTCGGTTCTCGATTATTGTGATTATGTTTATCTGTACAATAATACCGTTTATGACCACCATCCTCTTACTGATGTTGAGTCCAGAATATACGTTGACTCTTTGGTAACTCATGTCACGGTCAAAAACAACATCGCCGTACAGAATAATTTATTGAAAGCTGCTTTTACGGCCGAGCTTGCCAGTTCCATAGATGCCTGTGATTACAACTGCTGGTACAATACTGGGGGAGGCGTGCAAAGATATACTTATATCGCAGGAGTCTCTTATCATTCTGATGATTTCGCTCAATACAAGACAGATACCGGATGGGACACTAACGGGAAGTGGGAGAATCCCGATTTTGCCAATGCCGGTGGGACAACCGCTGTGGATTATGAAATTGTCATAGATTCCCCCTGCCGCGATACCGGAGTTAATGTTGGCCTGATCGAAGACTATTGGGGCAACCCTGTACCCACTGGTGGCGCACCGGATATAGGAGCCCATGAATATCAGGGTGGTGTGGGTGAATCGGAAATAAACATTAAATACGATTCTACCAACATTCAGGACGGTGGGACCTTTGCCTTCGGCTCCAAGACAAGGGGAAGCGATACAGACCAGACGTTCACGATAGAAAACCCCGGAGATGAGAATCTGACTTTAAGTGGAACTCCGATTATCACAATTACAGGGACTAACGCTAACCAATTTAGTGTCCAGGCGCAACCGACGACCCCGATTGCAGGAAGTGCGCATGTCCATTTTACCCTTCGATTCAGCCCTACTTCTCCAGGGGCAAAGGTGGCGGCGATTGCTATTGGGAATAACGATACAGACGAGAACCCCTATGATATCGCCTTGACTGGGACCGGCCTCGCCGTCACTTATTATGTTGACTTCACTACTGGGCTTGACAGCGACACCGGCCTGACTGAAGCCCTGGCCTGGAAGACGATAGCCAAGGTAAACGCTACGACGTTCTATGGGGGCGATAATATAGATTTCAAGCGCGGCGAAACTTGGCGCGAACGTCTGCTCGTTCCCTCCTCTGGTTCTGCTGGCCTGCCCATCACCTTCGGGGCGTATGGGACGGGGGAGAAGCCAATTATCAACGGTTCAAACATCTATACCGGATTTTTGGAGCGTGTAACCTACTCCACCTGGACGGCAGAAGGGGAGACGGTAGTCCTTAATAAACCAACTAATAATGCGGGCATTAAAGTTTTTAGCCTCGATTCAAGGATATATGTCGGTCAAGGGGCCTGGGTTGCCGATAATAATTATACCATTAGCGCATTAGAGGTGGAGTTCAGTTATGAGTGGGGGACGTTCAGCCAAAATGTTGTTGCTGAAATTTATAACATGGACGGGACCAGCTTGGGGACGCTTGTCGGTGCGTCAGCCGCACAATTAGTAACTGGTGTGGGAGTAGTAAAATTTACTGGCATGAATGCCGCAATCGTTAATGGAAACTCATACGGACTTATTATCAGGAGATCAGATTCTTCGTATGATGGAACTAATTGCTTATCTCTCTATGTAGATACCACGGGCAGTTCATGGTCGGGAAATTATGTAAATTGGTATGGAAACAAAACATCCGCATCCAATTATGCAACCTATGAAATGGGCATCAAGCTTTATCAGGGCGGGGCACTCCCCTATTATGCCACTTACACCGAAGCGCCGACAGCGATGTATTACGATGACGTTCTTATGGTCGAAAATGAGGTGTCTAAAGAAACCCTCGCAACGGGAGAATGGTTCAAGGACACCGGAAACAGCAGGATTTATATCTATGACAACCCTTCCGGTCATACCGTGAAGGCACTTGACCAATGGAATGTCTCCTATTCGATACAGCCTAATCAAGTATTTTTTGATGATACGCTTCTTACTAAGAATACCACATCTAAGGCATCGTTGGTTACTGGTGAATGGTATGACGACACGGTAAATACCAGGATATATCTATATGACGATCCGACTGCCCATACCATCGAGGCGGGCTATTGGGCGATGTGTATTAGCCTCAACAACAAGAGTTATATAACCGTTCAGGATTTAGGGCTCAGAAAATCCAACGGACACAACGTCTGGATTGATACCGCTTCCGGGGAATTTGATGATCTCATAGTCCAGCGTTGCACTATCCGACAGGCGTACACTCACGGACTTGCGGCTGGTCTTGGGGGATTCGCCACATCGGGACACGGGGTTTCGACCGGGCTTCAAATTTTGGACAATGAATTTATTGATAATGGGATAGCGTGTGTACCAGATGGGGGAACTGGATTCGCCTTAAATATAAGCGGAAACAGTCCCACCGACTACATTGAAGATGTCTTAGTCCAGGGAAACACCAGCACCGGAGATGCCGCCGGATTCAAGGGCGATTGGTTTTGTAATGATATTATTTGGGAACATAATTACCTCAAGCCTCTCGGGACGGCCTTTGCCTGTGATGGGGGGCAAGATATAACCTGGCGATACAATATCATAGACGGAACGGACAACACTTCGGGATATGCATTTAGTCTTTTCAGGTGGGAAGGCGTTCCTGGGCCACCGTATGGATTCGCCGTAGATAACCTTCAGATTCTTAATAATACGGTTTACAAATATAAGAGTTGCGTTTCTTTGGCTGATGACCAAATAGATACAATAGTAAAGAACAATATCTTTTACAGCGACTTTGCCGACAATACCCTGATATGGATGGAGGGCGGGGAAACCCGCACCGGATTGGATATCAATTACAACTGCTTTTATACAGGAGTCAATGCTCCAAAATTTACTATCAGCGGGGTAGCCGATTACAACTTTGCCCAATGGCAGGCATTGGGGAATGATGTCAACAGCGTCAACGCCGACCCGAAATTTGTGTCTATCGTAACACCCGACTTCACCCCCCAGCCCATCTCCCCCTGCATCAACGCGGGGACGAATGTCGGGCTGACGCAAGATTATGCGGGGACGAGCGTTCCGCAAGGCAGTGCGCCAGATATCGGGGCGTATGAGTTTGTCTATCCCGCGATAACGAGTCTTACGCCAAACAAGGCGCGAACGGGCGCAACACTCACATTGACGGGGACTGCGTTCGGGGCATCGGCAGGAACGGTGACGGTTAATGGTATATCTGCGACGGTGCTAACTTGGGCCGATACCGTACTCACCTTCCGTGTGCCTTCGGGCGCACGCACGGGAAACGTCATCGCCACCCGGCCCGAGGGATTCGCAAGCGGCGCGGCGGCATTTACGTTAATCCCGAAGGGATGGTTATTGAGCATAATCAAATAAACTTAGGAGGATAACATGGCAAAACTTATTCCGGATGCGATCATCGATCTGATGCTGGATCAGATTGGAGCGGCCACCCGGCTTTTCATCTGCTCGGCTGAACCGTCGAGCTATGCTAATGCTCGGGACACGGTTGATCTGGCAACCCACATCCTGACCGGCGGCGACTTCTCGAAGGCCAATGGGGACACATCGGGCCGGAAGCTCATTCTCGCGGCCCAAAACGGATTCACCGTCGATCACGACGGGACGGCGACGCATTATGCTCTTGGCATCGAGGCCACAACGACGCTGCTTCTGGTCGGAACCTTGACGAGCCAGGTGTTGACGAACGGCAACCTGGTCAACTTCCCGGCGACCGACGTGGACGAAATAAGGGACGTGGCGTAAGGAGTTTACTTGGCTATTTCTTTGCGATCCATCGGAGCAAGCCCTGGGGCGAATTCTACGACTTGTGTTATTACAAAGCCTGCAGGTCTGGCCCTCGGCGATTTCATGCTGGCCCATGTTGTATTCAAGGCCACGAGCGGAACCATCGCATTATCGGGCTGGACCATAGTCGGTGCACAATCCAACACAGCCAGCTCCCGCTCGGCGGTACTCTGGAAGATCGCGGTCCAAGCCGATGTCGATGCTACGACATTTACATTTACCTCTGCAACGGGACGCAACCGGGGGGAGGTGTCGGCCTGGACCGGAGTCGATCCAATAAGTCCAATCAATGTAGCGGATCAGCAGATTAACGCGGCCGGGACTTCGATAGCCGTCCCGACGCCGACCGTCACGAATTCGTGCTTAGTCCTTATCGTCGGTAGTAATGCCGCCGGTGGGACGGCCTCGGCCTGTTCAGGGTCCGATCCGACGGCGACTATCACACTTGGTTATGCCGTCGCCTATAGTACCTATTGCGCCCTGGCTATATTTAGCGGAGTAAAATCCGGCACGGATGCCATTGACGCTCATTCGCTGAGCACATTCACCTCAGCCGTTAGCAGCGGGCATGCGATAGCCCTGAACCCGACGGCCATCGCTTTCGTTACTGCCGAAGGAAACGAAACCCAACTATCGGATACATCCCCCCTAACACAGACACATATTCTGACAGTAACCGAGAGTTATCAGACCGAACTTTCGGACGCCCCGGCCTTGACACAAGAACATACCCTATCCGTCACAGAAGGAATGCAGACGCAACTTTCGGACCAAGCAACGATAACGGAGGAATCGGCGGCAATCGATCTCGTCCCGGATGAGGGGATGCAGGTTGAAATATCCGATGCGCCCGCGCTGACGCAGGTCCATGCTCTCATTATCGCGGAGGGGACGCAGACGCAACTGTCCGATGCTTCAGTATTAACACAAGAGCATCAACTTATAGCCGCAGAAGGCAATCAGACTCAAGCCTCGGATTCTCCGATGCTTACTCAAACCCATATCCTGACGGCGGCAGAGGGTGTGCAAATTCAGATATCGGATACTTCGGTATTGAGTCAGGAACACCAGCTGGCTGTTGATGAAGACGCTCAAATACAAATATCGGATGGCCAGGCACTTACGCAGGAACACCAACTCGCGGCGGCTGAAGGCTATCAGCTGCAGACGGGCGACGTTCCGACGGTTAGCCAAGAACATCAACTGGCGGCTCAAGAAGGAAGCCAGGTCCAAACATCTGACGGGGCGGCCCTTGAGGTTGTCGGCGCAATCGACCTCATCCCGGTCGAGGCGGTTCAGATACAGATAGCGGATACTCCGGTAATCAGTCAAGAACATTATCTGACAGCCCAGGAAGGCGCGCAGACCCAGGTATCCGATGAGGCGACACTATCCGGCGCCACGATAGACTTGGTGACGGCGGAAGGCGTTCAAATCCAAGTCTCCGATGCGGCCCTGCTCGATCTAATCATCTGTCTTGCAGTCCAGGAAGGCCAACAGGAGCAATTCTCCGACGTAGTTGACTATTTGATCGTGGAGACTCGCCAGGTGTTGGCCTTTATCCCGGAGCGGGGTCCAACAATTAAACCCGTCGTCTTGACGCATCGGAATGAGGCGCAGGCGGTCATTAGGCATCGTCCTCCGAGGCGCTGGATTAAGGGTACGGGGATTCCGGCACAAGAGGATTGAATATGACTCAATTCATCATTGAGAAAGCGGTGGTCGAAAAGTTTAGGGTTGGACTCTATTACATGCCGCCCGACGTAAATGAGACGAATATAATCCTCACGGCGACGGCGGCCGTGGTGCCGGCCGATTTAATTCTTGATGGAGACGTAGTTATCTCCGGCTCGCAGGTCATGCAGATGATGCACGGGGGGACGGCGGGTGTGGTCTATCTGATTCAATTCACGATCACGACTTCGAATGGAAGTATCTACTGTTCGCCTGACCATGATGCAATTCTCGTGAGGGTGATATAATGCCGGCCATACCGCTCCGCCTTCAGGTTATTAACCGCATCGTCGCGGTCCTTCAAGGAATCTCGACGGGCGCGACGTACTTCTACACCCCTGGCGCCGTCATCAAGCGCTTCGTCCATTGGGCCGAGGCGAAGTCGTTCCCGACCTACATGGTGTTCACCGGCTCCGGCGGCACGATCGAGCTCAGCGGCGCGGCGGGGGATGCCTCCGAGTACACTGAGGATTTTTTCGTTTCGATTAAGGGATGGGTCAAGGACAGCGTGGATACCGTGACGCGGCTGGAAAACTGCATCGCCGACATTAGGAAGGCCATCGACGCGGACTCGCGGAGCGGGGCGGCCGGGAGCCTTGGCGCGCTGGCCGTGGAGACGCGGATCGAAGAAAGCCCCGAGACGGACGACGGATATCTGAGCCTTGAGGGTATGGGCTTTTTCGACCAGAAGGTCAGAATATCAATCGCGGGAGTTATGGGAGTCTAACATGAAAATAACATGGGCGAAAAGTGACCAGCACACGGAGTGGGGTTTGTTCCGCGTAGGGGACGTAATTGATACGATAGCCCTGGGAATCCCGGGCGAGGTCATCTCGTCATGGATAAAAGACGGCTATGCGGTGCCGGAGATAGCGGCGGAAAAACCGGACAAGCCGAGGAAAATAAAAAGGATAGGAGGATAACATGGGCGATATCGAAAAAAGATTAAACAAGGCGGCCCTCATGAAGGCGACGGATTGGGGTACGGTCATTGCCGGCCTGAACGGCGCGGGCAACGGCATCCTCCCGCTGAACCCCGGCACGCCGAAGCGGAACGTCCAGATGATCGAGGACGAGGCGGCGGGGGCATTCGAGGCGAACCTCGATGTTGGCGTTTTCGGGGCGTCCGATTTCGGCCTGGACTTCGATTACCGTTGGGACGGCCTGGAGAACATTCTTCTGGGTCTCCTGATGGGCGTCGATACGTCCCCGGCGCCACAGGGCGGTACGGCGGCCTATCTGCACACGATCACCCTGGCGAATTCCGCGTTCGGGTTGTTTGCGTCCTATGCCGTAGAGAAGGGGGCGCAGGTCCATACCGTCCCCACGCTCAAGGTTCTGAAAGCGACCTTCTCGACCAGCGGAGGTCTGATCAAGGTGGCCTTTAACCTAAGGGGAAGCGAGACCGCGGACGCGACGGCGACACTGGGTTCGACGACCGTCCCGGCCAATTCGCACATCCGGGCGAAGTTCCAGCAGGCCGTATTCCGCATGAACGACTATACGCTCGCGGGCGGGGGCATCACCCTGGGCGCCGGCCACATCATCAAGCCGAAGATGTTTACGCTTGAAATCGAACGCAAGATGGACGCGGAGCACGTTTCCGGAGGCCAGGTCATCCTCGAACCCGTCGAGAACGACAAGCCGGCCGTGAAGTTTACGATGGACTTCCCGCGCATGGACGCGACGAACGCCGCCTACTTCGCGGCCTGGACGGCGCCGACGGACAAGAAGGCCGACATCATCGTGACCGGGCCATTGGCCGCAGCGGGCTATAATTATGTTTTAAACGTCCAGCTCCCGCACCTTGTTGTCGAGGACGTGGAGTACGCGGACAGCAAGATCATCCCCGCGAAGATTGTCCTTCGGGGCCTGGCGGCGGACGTGGCCCAGACGGGCCTTACGGGCATCCTGCCCATCGGCATTTTCCTGACCAACCTTCGCGTAGCCAGCCTGATCGCATAAGGAGACTTACATGGGAGATATTGAAAAGCGGTTAAACAAGGCAGCGGTCAAAAAGGCCGCGATCTGGGGGACGGCCGTCAATACCGATGCGGCCGGCATGGGGTTCCTACCCCTGAACCCCGGGTCGCCGAAGGCGGCGGTACAGATGATGGAGGATGAAAGCTACGGGGCTTTCGAGGCCAATCTGGACGCCGGGTTCATCAACCCCTCCGACTTCGGACTGGATTTTGACTACCGATGGGATGGGCGCGAAAATCTCCTGCTCGCCATGCTCATGGGGACGGCCGGGGTGCCGGGGATGTATTCCATCGTGAGCAACGCGAACCACCACATCGACTTCGAGGAGGCGGCGGGGGGTGAAAAGAATGCGGTATTGGCGAACGGAACCTGGACGGTAACCCAAATCCGCGCGGACATCAAGGCGAAGCTCGAAGCCCTCTCCAACGGGGCCTTAACCTACGATGTCAATTTTAATGCGAATACCCACAGGTTCACAATCGCCACAACCGCGCCTTTTAAGCTCTGGTGGAACACCGGCACGAATAATGCGCAGGCGGCCGACACCCTCCTGGGGTTTGCGGCCGACCTGAGCGGGGAAATAACCTATACGTCGTCCGCAAATGCGATCGGCGGGGCGCTTAATTACCTTCACTCCTTCGTCCTCCTGAACACGGTTGCGGGGATCTTTGGGACATACGCGACGGAGAAGGGCACGAAGATCCACACCGTCCCGACGTTCAAGGTCCTGAAGGGCACGTTCTCTATGAGCGCCGGACTCATCAAGGCGGCGTTCAATCTGCGCGGCATTCGGGTTATGGATGACTCGGCACTCCCGGCGGCATTTACGTCCACGACGATCACGGGCAATACCCACGCCCGGGCCAAATTCGCCCAGGCCGTCTTTCGGATGAACGCCCAGACTGGGGACGACTTCGTGGACGGGGATATCGTCCGACCGAAATCCTTTACCCTGGATATTGAGCGGAAAATGGACAGCGAGCATGTGGCCGGAGTCCAGACAATCATCGAGCCGGCGGAGAACGATAAGCCGAGCGTCAAGTTGACGATGGACTTTGCGCGGATGGACACCGTGAACGCGGCCTATTTCGCAGCCTGGATCGCCGGGGCGGAAAAGAAAGCGGACCTGACCATCACCGGCCCGGTCATCGAGGGCGCGTACAATTTCTACCTAAAGTTCCAGCTCCCGCGCCTCATCATCGAGGACGTTGAGTACGCCGATTCGAAGATCATCCCGGCTAAGATTGCGCTGCGGGCCATGACCGCCGATTCTGCGCCGATAGGCATGACGGGCATCCTGGTCCCGATCGTTGGTCAATTAATGAATTCAAGAAGCGAAGACTATCTTGGTTGACAAGGAGGCACATATGGATATCAAAAAACTACAGCCCGAGGCCGAGATCACTTGCGCACTGGAAACCACCGGCGAGCCGGTTACGATCATGTTCCGCGTAGGTTTTATCCCACTCGATGCGGTGCCGGACTATGTTAATGAAAGCCGGGGGGCGGCCGCGCCCGAGGCGGCCAGGCCCAGAATTTCGGACATTCTCCGGCGGGCCGTTTCCGATGCGATCCACGGCTGGGACTTGATGGACGGCGGGGCGCCCCTTCCCTGCACGCAGGAGAATAAGGACAAGTACCTCCCGCTCCTTTTCGGCCTGAGAACCAGACAACCGGAGGTGATTGTTGACGGCGAGGTCATTCCGACCGACCCCGTGGCCTCGGTCCTCGTCCGGGTGCTGGCGGAGTTCGCGGGGAATCCGGAGAACTTCCTAAAAAACTAAAAGCCTTCCTCGAATTCTACGCCGATCGGTGGGAGGCGATGCTGAAGCCGGAGGATCACCGGCATGAGGCGGGCGAGGCGACGGAGGAGTGTGTGAACTGCGGGCTGGACGCAACGGCGGCGAAGATGAGCGCTTTTGAGGCCGGGGTCTGGAATTGGTATCACGAGGTTGTAAACCCATTTGCGCTCGAGGCCGGGATTGTCGCCGGCGAATTCAGGGGGGAGGGGCTCCAGGGCCCGGTCCGTAGGATGACCCTGGCCGCGCTGAACGCCATTCATCAGATGTTCCAGGTCGTCTCCGTCGAACGGAGAAAGAAGGCTCAAGAATAATCCGATGGCCAACGAAGACGTAAAATATATCATCACGCTCGACGCCACGGGCGCGATCAAAAGCATGAAGGATTTTGATGCGGCGCTCTGGGAGGCCTCGGACAAGGCCGATAAGGGTAAGAAGGCCTTCGGCGGGATGGCCGGCCAAGTAGCCATCGGGTCAATCGCTGCGGACCTGGCAAAGAAAGCATACGACAAGTTGGTGGGCGCGATTGGTTCTTGTATTAAGGGGGCCATCGACGCGGAACTTGCCGAAAAGAACCTCGAAGCCGCGCTATCCATAACGGGCCGGACTGTCGCCGGAAATATCCAACACTATCTTGACTTTGCCGAAGCGCAGATGAAGGTCACAACCTTCGATGACGAGCAGATTAAATCAAGCCAGGCGCTCCTCCTCCAGCTGACGCGCCTCGATCAGGAGGGGATGGATCGGGCGATGAAGGGCACGATGGGCCTGGCGACGACGATGGGCATAGACCTCCACTCGGCCACGATGATGGTGACGAAAGCGATGGAGGGGAATTATGTGGCGCTCAGCCGGGTCGGGATTAGGGTTGCCGAAAACCTGACGGGGGAACAAAAGACGGCGGCGCTTCTCGACCAGCTCGAGAAACTCTATGGGCGCTCCACGGCGGAGGTCAATACCTTCGGCGGGGCCGTCAAGCAGATGGGCAACACGTGGGGCGAGGCCAAGGAGGCCATCGGCGGCGCCGTCGTCAAGTCCGAGGGGGCAAAGGAACTCATCAAGACGATCAACCGGATAATCACCGAGATGATGCCGGAGATCGAGCAGTACGCCAAGGACCTGGCCGGTTTTATATCGACCGTTGCGAAGGTCATCGAGGGGACGCTGAATGCGATGGAACGGCTCCAGACTAAGATCGGGGGACTCCGGTCTTACCTGAGCGACGAGGAAAAAGCCTGGAACAATGTCAACGTGGTGATGGGCGGCTATTCGACCGTCTCCAGGGACATCATCGTCATGATGGGGAAACAGGGGGCGTCGGCGGAGGAGCTGAGGAGCGCCGCCGTTACGCTCAATAAAGCCTGGCAGGACTTCGGGGGGAACACGGTCGAAACCCTCAAGGCAATCCTGGCCGGAAAATACGGTGAAAAAATCGCGGCCGCTTTCAAGGTTGTCGGCGGGGTTGGGGTTGAGGTGGCTCAGAAGCTCGCGCCCGTGGCCGGCGTGATCGATGAAATCGGGAACAAGACCAAAACTCTTACGAAAGAGGAAATAGACGCAGCCAAAAAAGCGAGGGAAATGAAGGATGAGCTTGAGAAAACGGCAAAGGCCATCCTCGACAAGTACCACCCGCTCGAGGGCGCGATGCGCAAGGTCATTAAGGAAGAGCAGGACCTAACGAAGGCGTTCAAGGCGGGCGTCATCACGGAGGCGCAATACCGAAACGGTATGGCCGCGTGCGAGAAGGAACTGCGATCGTTCGGATCAACGGTCGTCGCTACGGCAATCCCGGCGGCCAGGCGCATGCAGGAGGTAATGGAGAAAGCCGTCGCCTCGATGAAGGAGGGGCCGGGTTACATTACGAAATCCTGGGGCGCCGCGGCGAAAGAATGGGTGGATAAGAACCAGGAAGCTCTTGACCAGATCCTTGGCGCCGCCTCTTCCGTCGTCGGTCAGATCGACGCCATCATGCAGCAAAGCACGAATAATAAGATGCTATTGCTCGACAAGGAGTATCAGGCCAAACTCGAAAGCATTAAAAATTCGCTCCTGAGTGAGGAGGAGAAAAACAAAGCTATTGAGGGGCTGGACGCCGAATACGACATAAAACGCCGGGGGCTCCAGAGAAAGGCGGCGGAGAGTGCGAAGGGGGTGGCCATCGCCAACGCTATTATCAACGTGGCCGAGGGCATCACGAAAGCCCTGAGCGCTCTGCCCCCACCGTTCAATATAATACTGGCGGCAATCACGGCGGCCGCCGGGGCAATTCAGATCGCCCTTATCCGCGCCCAGCCGATCCCTCTGGCGACGGGCGCGATCTTCAAGAGGCCGGCCATGTTGAGTTCGGCAGGCGGGAATACTTACGAGGTGGCCGAGGCCGGGGAGGCGGAGATCGTCAGCTCGCCGCGCCGGTTGCGGGAGGCGATCATGGGGAAGGGCACCGACGGGACGGGAAAACCGATCGTCATACAGAATCACATTTACATCGACGGGCGAGAAATAAAACTCTTTATTACCAAGACCGTCCGTGAGTCGGGCGGACTTGGACTCCTGGGCCCCGTCGGCAAGGCAATGGCATAAATGTCAGTCCTCATTCTACATACGAACCGCTGGCAAACCGGAACCATACTTACGGCGTCCTCCGAGGCGGCGCAATTCTCGGCGGAATACACCCAGGATGACTCGCCCCAGCTATTTTGGCGATCGGCCGTAATCAACGTCGAGGTGACCATCGACTGTGATCTCGGGGCGGCGCTTGAGTACGATTTCGTAGCCCTCCTGGGGCATAACCTTACCTCGGCGGCGACCATCATCGTTTATGGCGCGGATGACGATGCATTCAGCGTGAACGTCGTGTCCGACACCCTGACTTTCAACGGCAACAACCTTTACGAGATTCTTGCGGCCGCCCGGACGAAGCGTTACGTTCGGGTTTCGCTTCTCAACACTGCAAACCCCTCGGGCTATCTGCAGGTCGGGACCGTTGTTGTCGGTAAGGGGAATGCACTCAACCGCGGCCCGGCCGTACCGTACCAGAGAGGACCGCTCAACGAGACTGAGGTCGAGTATTCGCCCTCGGCCAATCTGTTTACCATTCAGGAGCGGCCGTCCCTCGATAACAGAGTGTTCTCATTCGTCGGGTTGAACGACGCCTCCGAGCTCATCGTGGAAGCCCTGCTCGAAGCCTGCGGGTCCCACGTGGCCTGGGTGCTGTGCCTCGATTCAACCGCGCCGAATGCCAACTCTTACTGGGTCCATCTCAAATCCCAGGAGTTGCCCGAGTGTCAGCACGTCAACTACTGGAATGTTGCGCTTGAGATTGAGGAAGTTTTATAGTGTCCGTCGCCGCCCCGTCCTCTTTAATCGCTTCAGTCACACAAGTAATAAAAATTCAGTTAGCCTGGACCAATAACGGCGCCTATGATGGTATTCTCGTTTACAGGAAACCGGCGGGCGGTTCCTATGCTGCTGTCCACCAGACCGGTGGCGGTGTTACTTCCTGGCTGGATTCAGGACTTGCGGATGGTACAAAATATTATTACAAATTAGAAGCATATATAGGTGAAGAATTCTCGCCCTTTTCCAATGAGGCGAATGCGACGACGCAACTTCCTGCCCCATCGGGCCTATCAGGATACTCGAACGCGGGCGGGACGGAGGCTCCGCTAACGTGGAATGATAATTCGCAGAATGAGGCATCATTCAAGGTCTATAAGAATGGAGTACTTCTTTACACGACGGCGGCCAATGCCGAAGCTTACACGGCGACGGGACTGACGCCGGGCGCGACTTATACTTTTTATATCAAGGCCTATAACGCGGCGGCGGGCCTCTCCTCACCATCAAACACACTTAGTCTGACGATGGCCGATCCTCCGGCGAAGCCCTCCGGTCTCACGGCAACGCCCACGGCAACGACGAAGGTTCAGCTCAACTGGACGGATAACTCCGACAACGAGATTGACTTCCATGTCGAGCGAAGTGCAACCTCGGGCACGGCGGACTTTTCGCAGATTGGGACCGTCGGCGCGAACGTCAAGACCTACGGGGATACGGGACGTACTTCGAACACGCAGTATTGGTACCGCGTCCGGGCGCACAATGCCTCGGGTTACTCGGCCTATTCGAACGTCGCCACGGCCGTCACTTGGGCGGCCATCGCGGCGCCGACGAACCTCGTCTGTACGGCGGCGAAGGTCGGCGGGGCCTATGGCGTCGAGTGCATTTTCGAGGACAACAGCGAACTTGAGGACAGCCACATCATTGAGAGGAAAACAACCGGGGCCTATGCGGAGCTTGTGACCCTGGCCCCGAACCGTACTTACTACCATGACGCCACGGCGGCGGCCGGGACGACCTATACCTATAAAGTTCGGGCGAAACAGGGGGCATCCACCTATTCGTCCTACAGCAACGAAGCCGAAATCGCCGTCCCCGACGTGCCAGCGGCCCCGACGGGGCTTGCCGTCTCGGAGTATCAAGATACATGGATTAAGATCACTTGGGTAAAAACATCTGGGGAGGTCGGTTACTCCATCGAAATGAATACGAGCGGCGGGGCCTATGCGGAAATCGCCCGGATCGACGCCGGGATTGAGTCGTTCAAAAAAACCGGACTTACGGCCTCTATCCTTTACGGGTTTAAAATCCGGGCCTACAGCGGCGCCGGGAATTCGGGCTATACGTCCCCGGTTACGCAGACGACGCGGGCAGCGTATCTTCCCTCGAAGTTCGAGAAGCTCATCCGCAAGTCAAAACCGAAACTCATCTTCCTCGTCGAGGCGAACCCGCTCATGGAGCTCACCGGCTGGACGCTGACTTCGGGGGTGACTTACGAAGCGGCGTTCGACGAGGATGGCGCGGCCCTCGACGCGGCCTACGAGAATGGCGTCGCACTCGCGGCCAGAACCTCTATCGTAACCGTTGAAGCGACCGCCGGGACTTACTGGCATGATACGGCCAACAAGAAGGTCTACGTCCATACGCTGGACGGCGACGATCCGATCAACGCGCTCATTACGGGCTCGTTCTGGCTTCACTTCACAACCTGGCAGAGGGGCGCGACGATCTATAACGGGAACTTCTACCTCCCGCTCGTCGCGGCCGACGGCATCCCCGACATCTCGCAGGCGATCCAACCCTACTATGAGGGAACCTTCGCCGTGTCGTCGGGGACCGTAAGCCTAATCAACGGCAGGGTTCGCAAGGCATTCTACTTCGATCGCCGTTATGCGAAGTATCTATGGCTCAACCGCAAAGTCAAACTCCTTGCCGGCGGGGAGGCGTTTACCTATGCGGAGTTCGCGACGATCAACACGGGTTCGGTCAATTCCATATCCATTGATGACCGGCGGATGAGCCTCGATCTCCGGGACTTCCGGGATGGACTCAATAAGGCGATTCCGTCCGAGGTCTATTCGACGGACACATTCCCGCTCATGGATACCAGTGGGAAGGACAAGGCGCGGCCGTTCGGGTTCGGTGCCATCACAAACGCGGTCCCGACACAGATCGATACGACAAACCGCATCTTTGAGTTCCACAATGGGCGGGTAAAATCCGTGACGGCAACACAGAATGGCACGAGTCTTGTCGAGAACACGGACTTCTTCGTGGACTACCAACGCGGGCGCCTGACGCTCGCACGCGGACTATCATATTCATCATCGGATATTTTACTCATCGGTTTTACGGGATGCGTCAATCTCGCCGATGAAGCCAACGTCACGGGCGCAGAGATTTTTCTTTATGTCTGCCGGTCGTTCCTCGGATGTGCACTTGCGGATATGGACCTCGATGCGATCTATGCGACGAAGTATGCCAAGACAACAGCTCTTTCGCTCTACATGAGAGGCGGGGTCAATTCGTCGGAATATATCAGGACGATCGAGCAATCCATCCAGAGCTACACCATGCAGGACGCCGGGGGGCGGCTCGGGATTAGGGCTGAACAGACGACGCCCCTCTCCGGTGCGCCCTACGTTTGGAATCTCCATGTCTTCGATTTTCAGACGGCCAGGAGCCAAGACCAACTTTACTCGGCGATCAACGTCTACTATAACGAGAATCTGCAGAACGACATCTACTCCCTGAGCCAAACGCTCAGGCCGACAATGACATGGCGGCACGGCATCAATAAAAGTCTCGATCTCTACGTCGCCCTGGCCGACGCCTCGGACGCGGCCGCGCTCGGAACGGCCATCGCCGACATGATGCAGCGGCAACAGATATCGTTCACCGTCCCCCGTGTTCTCTATACCTGTCTACCGGGCGACGTGATCTATTTCAACCGGACCCGCTTCCCGTCGCTCTCGGGGACGGCGGCGAATCTTCCGGTCCGAATTCTCGGGATATCGAAGCTTATCAGTTCGGGGAAAACATCGATCACGGCGGAGGTGGTGTAATGGCGAAGAAAACGGAAGTCGCTAAAACATCCGACCTTGATAGACACATCGGCACGGATTGGAAAGCGGCTCACGGAATCTGGGGGCATGTCCCGTCACCGGCCCCGATACAAATTGCCACGCCGACGGACCTGGTCGCGTCGTTTACCTGGGACGCGGGCTGGCATGATATCGATTTGACCGCCCAGACCTCCGCAACGGCGCGGTGGGCTATCATGGCCGTCGCATGTCGCAATTACCAAGCCAATCTGAATGCCATTCCTCAATTTGGAAAATACGGAGAGACGACCGCCTATATCATCCTGAGAAGCACTCAAGCTGACGATGATGATGCTACCGGATCGGTTGTGTGGATACCGATGGATAGCCAACAGCGATTTTCATATAAACTTCCATCGAATAGTGTGGCGGGTTATAGAGTAATGAATCTTTTGGGGTATGTCTAATGGAGGTTGCTGGATTAACATGAAAGACAAAATCTTTATTGGCTTTGCCCCCATGTCTGCCTTCAGCACGGCCGAGTGGGGCGTTCTATTTCTGAACGATGGAAAGATGAATCTGAACGTAGCCAAGGCTTTCAACCAAGCCCGGAAGGTATTAAATGCGGGGGCTAATTACCAACGCCTTCTGCGCCGGGGTGTTTGGGCTCTCCCACCTGGGGGGGAATTTGATTGGGACAGTCCAGGCTACTTCGACTTATTCAGGGAGTATTTGGGGATACTGCATCAACCATTGCAGGGACCGGGCGTCGGAAAGGGCGCTGATGTGTTGATTGAACTCTTTGACCTGTACGACGATCCCGCAAAAAAGCTGTACGAAAAGATAAACTGGAACCTGGCCAGGGCCATGATGCAGCGCATGTTTAGCGAATTAGGCCACCTACCATATGTCAAGTTTGGCGTCGGCAACGAACTCAACCGAGACTTGCGGGAATTCATTTCTACGGTAGTATTTGATGAATTTAAGAAGGCTGGCAGGATGCCCTTCAGCTATGGCGCTACCTATTCATCGAAGGATGATTGGCTGGAAAAAGAGAAGGCGGCGGCGGCCGTAGCCTGGAAGGGTGGACTACCGGACTTCACCCTGGGCGATGCCGTAGCCGAGCATATCTACCGGCAGGTGCATGGGGTCAAGGACCAGTTGAGTCCGAATCTTATAGAGGCTGCGGGGTATTGGGTTACCCACCCATTATGTATGATCTTTGGCGTGGATGGTGTTTTTGATGGGGCCTCGGATTGCGACTGGGCAATTTCGTCTACGGGAAAAATCCAGCGTAGGCCATCGCCTATTCAATGGGGGAAGGCCGTCGCCTATGTCCTGAACTACAAAAAGGCTAACGGTGAATACCCCGCATACGCCCTAACCAAGGGGCCGTATCAGGGCCAGGTCAAATTCGGTTTCGAGTACCTTCCCAAAGCAATAAATAAAGATGAGTGTTCGGCCAAGGGCGTTGCCGCTATAAGCGAAGAATACCACACAAAGTGGGGTACATGGCCGGAGAATTGGGGCAAGTACCCGGACGATTGGCTTCCTCCGCCCATCCCACCCGAACCCGAACCGCCAGAGCCGGGGCCCCCCCCGCCCATCGTCATCAAGCCCTGCTCGTATTTCCTCAAGCGGCTCAATATCCTGGGTTGGCTGAGGTGTATTTTCCTGGGTAAGCATTAGGAGGCCCAAATGATCCTCGGAATTATTATCGGAGCGGCCATTGCCATCGTCGCCGGAATTTTCCTCATTCGGTATTTCATTCATAAATATTTCAATGGATGATCCAGGCCCTGGGCTTTTTCATACTTGGCGTTGTGAGCGATGCAATCATTGCCCTATACTATTTGGCGATATCACGGGGTTGGCCTGAATTAGCCGCCTTGCTCTCTGTGCTCATCGGGGGCTTAGGATACTTCATCATTCGGAAAATAGTCGTTGTCTGGCGGCCCCGGCTCATCATGGCTGAGTTACTCGGTTGCGCTGTCGGAACGTATATCATTGTGAGGTTTTTATAGTGTGTCCAGGATTGTGTCCATATTCAAAAGGCATAAGGGGAAAAAAGGCGGAATTCCGAGACTGGCATAAAATAGGCTTGATTTTCTTCTCCGGTAGCAGTATAATGCGATTGTAACGCGAACGCTTGCGGCCTTAGGGACAAGCGTTAATAATGCACTGGAGGTCAAATTTGGCTAAATTCAAAAAAGTAGAAAGGAAATGCAAGAATTGCGAGCATGAATTCACGGCGATGAGAAACCATCATGTTCACTGTTCTCCGCGATGTCGACTTGAATATTTCCAAAAGATGCATCCGCAACTGTCTCCCGAGGAAGTTGATCTCATCAAAAGCTTGGCAAAAAAGATGGGGTTATAAGTGCGCAACAGAAGTTGGCGATCGATTTGGATTGATAAAAATACAATCTGGGGAACACAAAATATCTGCTACTATTGCGGCCAGCACGCCGATTCCGTTGACCATGTCATACCTCAATACGTTATACGAATGTTGGTTGCCTTAGATGATAAACAGATAACCAAAAAGACACTCGGCCAAAGGGCGCTCAAGGTTTGGTCATGTCGGGAATGTAATAACCTTGCGAGTTCTTCTCTCCAAGATTCTTTGACGGAGCGGAGGGGATTTGTAAAAGATAAACTTCGCAAAAGGTACAAGAGAATTCTGGCCTTGCCGACATGGACAGATACTGAGATTGATGAATTAGGATACAATCTCCAAGTCTTCGTAAGATCATCGGCGAAATGGAGGGATTTCATAAAGCAGCGGATTGCCTACTAATGCAAAACCGTGCCAATTTCTGCCCCCAAAAAATATTCCTCAAAAGGTATTGACAAGCGTTATAATGCTGATTTATGATTAGGACAAACACAATGCTTAAACCGGGAAGACAGCATGGCCAATCCAGAAAATAATCCGACGGCCCCGACTTCCTGCCTCTCACGAGGTAACTACAGTCTTCCCGGACTGGGAGAAGGGGCCTTCCCATTTTTGGGGGAAGCATGACCACCCTCTATCGCACCTATTGTCCGCGCTGCGGTTATGACCAAGTATTCCGTCGTGGGCGCTGCTTGTCATGCAACACCCGGCCCGTCGATGTGGGGCCCGAAATTCATGCAAGGAGGTGCCAAAGCAAAAAGAGAAGCTCATCCAAGGATACGGGCACAGGCGCTGGAAACGAGGGGGGCGGCGACGCCCTCCTCAACATTTCAGTAGAACAACTAAAACTTTTTTGAAACGGGGGAAACGATGACACAAAACGGACAAGCGTCCCCAACCGTCGTAAGCGGGGGGACGAAAGAACCAAAGCGGATCGTACTGACCCGCGGTGAACTCATCAAAATTCTATGTCGCTTCGTGGATTTTGTCAAGGATAAAGAAGCGAAAGAGTTTCCCGGATGGGTTGACGGCGTTTTTGCTGAGGCAGGCCAGGACGACGCGATCGTCTTTGACTCGCAGGCCAAGGCGGGGGAGAGATTCCAATGACGATCGAAAAACTCGAAGCTGACCATTTCCTCATCCGGGAGATCGTCGATTCTTTTGTTGATGATTGGAAAAAGAAAAGCGGTCAACGTGATCATCAACGCCGGAATTATTTTTATATGTCCGACGCCGGCAAGTGCAAACGGTCAATCTTCTATGACTTCACTTGCCCGGAGAAGAAGCGGCCCATCACGGCCAAGACGCTTATGATGTTCAACGCTGGGAACCTTCTCCATGATGATATCCAGGCACGGGCCCGGAAGCGAGGGATGATCGAGACTGGCCGGGATATTGAGATGGGCGTTGAGGATTGGGCTCACAAGGCGACCGGTCGGCTCGACTTCATCACCGCCGTCTACAAGTTCATCGAGACAGAAAAGGGGATCGCCGTCGCGGAGATCAAAACGAAAAATCCCTACAACTTCGGCGGGGAAGAGCCGACCCAGGACGAGATCGATCAGCTGTTGTGGTACATCGACCGGCTCAAGGAAAGCTCGGCCAGGAGTATCCGGCAATCCGAAGTCCTCGACTATGGCTTCATCCTCTATGCCGATCGGGCGATGATAGCCGATCCTTTGCCCCTCTGCGGCTGGCGCGTGGACTATGACCCCGAGCGCATAGCGGTTATCAAGGCAGAATTCACCGCGCTCGACAAGGCCATCCTGGCCGGCGAGTGCCCTATGCGGCCATTCGAGCGGGATTCGATCAAGTGCTCCTACTGTCGCTATTCTGAGTCGATTTGTTGGGAAGGCATCCCCAAGCCGGAAGCTCCGGTCTTCATCGCAGACGAGACGGTCGAGAAACCCGAGCAAGAATTGCTGGAAAGTGCGTCCGCCCGGTATATCGAGCTCAAGGCGGAGGAGAAGAAAGTCGAGAACGAAATCGACCGACTCCGCGCCGTGCTCATGCGGTACTTCAAAGCGACGGGCCTGGAGCAGATTGACGTCAACGGCCAGGCCATCGTCCACGGGACCATGAAAAAGTCGATCTTGGATGAGGATTATTTGCTTGAACAACTCGGCGACAAGTGGCTGCTCATCGCCCGGCCGGACCTCAAGAAAATTCAAGCGGCCATAAAGGATGGCCTCGTCGACGCAGGCGTCCTCGAGCAGGCGAAAATCGTCACCTTTGTAGATGTTCTGCGAGTCAAAGGAGGAAAAAATGCCGATCCAGGGACTATCTGAAAAGCGCCGGATGCCCCGTCTGGGGAAGATCCATCTCGGCGTCAAGGAAATCAGCAAGAAGACGGGCAAGGAGTACCCGACAGAGGTCGAGCACTTTGTCGTCCCGGAGAAAGTAGCCAAGATTTTCGGCGAGAAACCGAAAGAGCTACGAATTATGTTTCCCGTTGAGAATGAGGAAATCTTCTTCAGCCAGCATTACAAGTGCTATGGCTACAACCTTCTCAAGTGCAAGGGCGACGGGAAGGCCGCCTGGACCTGGGATGAGGAGAAGGGCGAGCTCAAAGAGATCCCCTGTCCGTGCGAAAAGCTCGACAAGGGTGATTGCAGAGAGTGCGCCATTCTCCAGTTCCTTTTGCCCGATGTCGATGGCGCGGGGGTCTGGCAGATCACGACAGGCTCGAAGAATTCCATCATTGACATTAACAGTTCCATTGAGCTGATCCGGAGCCTTTGCGGCCGGGTCCGCATGATTCCGCTTATTCTCAAGCGCGAGAAGATGGAGATGCAGCGGATCGAGGACGGGAAGCCCAAGAAAAGTTCACACTACACGCTCCGGATCGACCTCGATAACGTCAACCTCCGGCAACTCCAAATGGCTGCGCAAATCCCGCCTGAACAGATCCTACTCCCGCCAGCCGACGAGGACAAGGACGATCTCTTCTATCCGGCGAATGGTTTCAAGCCCGAGGATGGAACTGAGGAAGGCAAACCCACGGAGGAGAAACCGAAGGACGCGACGCCGGATCCGCGAGCCACTTTAGCGAAAGAGCAAGCGGAGGAGAAGAAGAAAGCCAAGGAGAAGGAGGCTTTCGAGAAGGCAGAGCTTGTGAAGGCCGGCCACGACCTCGAGGCGCTCCTCAAGGGCTACCAGGACCTCGGCGGGAAAATCATGAAGAAGCAGGCTGAGCGGATCACCGAGCTCAAGACAAAAGCTGAGATCGATAAGGCGATCGAGTTCTTCATGCTCAAGAAACAGACCCTCGAGAAGCAGGCCGGGGACGGAGAAATTCCTTTTTGAGGAGATATCATGAGCACCGAAAATTTGATCACGGCAATTTCATCCGAGGCCCTGACCTATCCGGCCAAGGCCAAGGAAATTAAGGTCTATGACCAGGTATCGCTCGACACTGCCAATGCGTTTTTGCGGGGGGTAAAGGGACTGCTCTCAAAGATCGCCGACACCTTCGATCCGATTATCAAACAGGCTCACGAGGCGCACAAGCAGGCGATTGACAAAAGAAAGGAGCACGAGGAGCCGCTGCTGCAGGCCGAGCGGATAATCAAAAAAGAGATGGGCCGTTACCTGACTGAGCAGGCTGATCTCCGCCAGGAGGCGGAGGAGAAGGCCAGGCGGGAGGCTGCCGAGGCTGAGCGCAAGCGACTTGAGGCGATGCAGGCGGCCATAGACGCTGAGAATGCGGGGAAGACGGAGGAGGCGGAGAAGCACTTCGAGGAGGCGGTGGCCATCGAGCCGCCGAAGGCCGTCATCCCCGAGCCGGTGAAGGCTCAAGGGACATTCCTGCGCAAGGTCCTCAAGTGGCGCGTCTTCGATTCCAACCTTGTCCCGCGAGAATTCCTGATACTTGACAAGCAGAAGGTTGAGGCGGTCTTCCAAATCCAACGAGAGAAAATCTCTATCGGCGGGATAGAAACCTATGAAGACACAATCACCGTTAGCCGAACATCCTAACCACGACCTCATGATCTACTGCAAAAAGTGCGGCGGCCTTTTCGTCTGGCACACTGCCCAGGATGCGCAGTGGATGAAGTGCCTGGGCTGTGGCGACCTCCATGATCTTGCCGATCCGGGGACGCGGGTCGGGGAGATTGCGAAACATGGACAGCGGGAGAGACGAGTTTGAACACACGGGGCCGGGCCGGTCTTTTCTTTGGGTTATCCCCCCACCCTCCTTTCAACGCGTCCGGCCCCTTTTTTACAAAGGACACACCATGAAGAGAGGCAGAAGTTACGATTGGATCCCCCTGTGGATTGATAAGTGGCTGATGGGATCAACGAGGTTTGAGTTGGATCCGGCAGAGCGGTCCGTTTTCGTTGATTTTATGGTGATGGCTGCCAAGGATGACGGATATATAAGAGCAAATTCAGAGATGGGATATCCGCTGGAATATCTTGCCCAAACGCTAAACATTTCCCGTGATCTTTTATGTTCAACCATCGAAAAATGTGTTCAATTCAAAAAAATTGAAAAACGGAAGAACGGAATCTTCTACATCAAGAACTGGAAACCATATTCTCTTTCTTCCCGTCATAAGAGGAGAATTGTGTCCGAGAACCCGGACATGATGTCCGCGAAGGCGGACACGGCGTCCGCTTCTGCGGACGGCTGTCTTAGTATAAGTCTAAGTATAAGTATTAGTTTTAATTTTAAGTCTTCTGAATGGGAGGGGATTGGGGAGGGGGACATCGCCAAATGGAAGGAAGCGTATCCAGCTTGCGACATAAAACAAGAGCTCTTGAAGATGCGCGAGTGGATACTCTCGAATAAGCAAAAGGGGAAGAAATCAAATTGGCGGCGATTCATCACTAATTGGCTGAGCCGGACCCAGGATCGCGGGGGGACAAAGAAGGGGCGTCAATCAATGGAAGAATGGATAAAAGAGGGAAAGAAATGACGCGGGATGAATTCGGGCGCAGTTTTGAGTTTCTCGAAAGCGCCTTCGGGGAACAGGGCGCCGAGAGACGACAGTTCTACTTCCGCCAGCTCGAACACGTCTCCATGTGGACCTTCAGCCGAGCCGTGAGGCGGATCATTGAAATTCGGGATGACCGCTATGGGTTTCCCCTGGTTGCCGAGATACACACTGCACTCGATGAGGTTGAACGGGAGAAACCGAGCGCAGGCGCTTTCGACCTTGAGGCGCGGGAGTATTGCCAACGATGTGAAAACCGGGGCTGGTATATGAATGCCAGGGGTGGTGCCTCGCCGTGTTCATGCCGGGCCGGGCGATTGAAACAGGCGCGAATGAGGTTGGGGACCTCGGCCAGGCGCACTGAGGTTGAGGAGGAGGTAAAGAAACTTCCCCCGCCGGAGCTGCCGTACCGGGGTCTACAAGAAAAAAATAGCCTGGGTTTCTGGGAGGACACCCAGGCCGAACACGACCGCTGGATGGCGGCAAAACGGGCCGAGATCGAGGAGATCAAGCGGCGCCAGGCGGAACACCCACAGGGGCCAACTCTCCCGGACGAGCTCAGGAGGAGGTTGCTCAAGGATACCGTCGCGGGCGTCCGGGGGCGCATGACAGTGCCGGTTATGCGCGAGCCCGGGGATGACCAGGAGGAGGATGATAGTGTTCCGTTTTAGGGAGAGGATATGCCCATAAAAAATTACACGTCAGGCGTCCCGGTTGAAAAGACGATCATCAGAATAGAAATGGCGCTCATCCAAGGTGGAGCAATCGGGATCATGAAGGACTATTCTGATCAGAGAATCGATAGTATCTCTTTTTCAATTCAATCCCTGGAAAAAAGACTCATTGCTATTCGCCTTCCGGCTAACGTCGATGCTGTTTACGATGTGCTTTTTGCAGCGATGAAGAGACCCCGGGCTGAAACTCTCAAGCGGCTCCGAGATCAAGCCGAGCGTACGGCCTGGAAGCTCGTCCAGGATTGGGTCGAAGTGCAGATGGCCATGATAAAAATGCAGCAGGTCGAATTTATCCAGGTATTCTTGCCTTATATTTGGGATGGGAAGCAAACCTTCTATGCCTCTCTTAAAGAAGGGGGTTTCAAGCAGCTCACGGAAGGCAAGCCGGGGAGGGACCGGGAGCGATGAGAAAAGAAATCGCCCTGAGACTCAGAGAGGAGGCCGAGCGCGTGGCCAGGGAATACTCGAATCCTAACCGGGAATACGGGAACGGGGAGGTCTTCGAGGTCGATGAGATTCTGGCGCTCTCCGAGTTCACGGCTGCCGTCGTCTTCAAAAAGAGCTCGGGCAAGCGGGCGGTCGGATTTTTCTATGTCGTCAAGGATTCCTGGCGCTACTTCTTTCCGATGGATTCCCACCTAATCGGGATGGAGTCATTCTCGGAGATAAAGAAGCGGATCGAGATTGAGAATTTTGGGAGGAACTAAATGGATATTCATGGTCAAACGACGAAATGTGTGCGCTGTTTTAAGCCCGCCAAAATATTCACTGGCCACGTGATCAAACTCAATGTCTATGTTGTCGATGGGATTATGCCAAAGGGGAAAGTGGCGGTTATCGCTGGTTGGTGTAGTAAACGATGCCTGAACGACGAGGGCTTTTCTGGGCTTTGGAACAGCAAGATGGGCTGGAAATCGAGAAAGCCATGACTGTCTCCGCCTGCTGCCATGCGCCGATAAAGGCTCATATGCCGAACGTATCATTCTACAGCCAGAGTCCGCCGGACCCGGTGCCTTACTGCGTTTCATGCGGGGCGATAGAGCCGGAGGAAATAGAGGAGGAGGAGGGAGATGAACAAACCTAAATCTTGGTGGTGCATTAAGTCGGGAAATTTACTATTGCCTTTTACGGTTAGAGGCAGCAGGAGAAAGGCTATCTCTGACCGCTTGGATGATCTTTGGCAGGAGAAACTTCCCGACTATGAGTCCGTTGCCCGCATCCGCGTCATAGAGATGCCGCGTAAGAAGGCCAAGCATGCTAACCCAAAAAGCTGACCGCATCGCCAACACCCTCGTCTGGTTCATCATCCTCTGGGCGTTTGTGTGGCTGTGCCTGTTCGGGGTCCCACAGATCATAAATAAACTTTCGCATAATGAGGACGCCTGGGCGAGGGAGTTCGGGGATAGCGTGTCGGTGAAGGTGAGTGAGGGAGATTAAGATGAGAGAAATCAATTATTCTATTCTTCCCGAGCACATACAGGAGGGGATGCAGCGATACCTGGAGTACGGAATCAGGCCGGGCGATTTCCTGTACCTAATCCTTTGCAACGACTTCGTCCACGCGCTCGGTCAGGCCGACGTTATCAACACGGCGAGGATCGTCGACTACGCCAAATTCCTGTATCTCGAAGTGCCGTCAGGCTGCTGGGGTTCCGTGGAAAAGGTTACGGCTTGGATTGAAGTTCATCGGCGGGAACGGGAGCGAAAAGAGAAGGAGACCGCTGATGACCAAGCCAAATGAAGTGACGAGGGAGGAAATGCTGGATTTTTTGGGACGCTGGAAACATTGCTCCCAAGCTGACCAATGTCCACCCGAGGAAATGAAGAAGTGCATTGAGGTTGAGGATGCCCTCCGCCGTCTCATCGAGAAGCAGGGGGAGTGGCAGGGAACGGCTAAGGATTTGCTAGATGTGCGCAGGAATCCGAATGACGCCTTTCGATATATCCAGGAATCAGGAAAACTATTATTTCAAATCCGCGATTTCGGGAAGGGGAAAAAGAGATGAGTGAGCCTGAATATTGGTGGTGCGTGAAAAGACATGGACGTTATTTAATTTCCACGGCAAGGAGGGCTCGTTGTTGTGTTTCTACCGGGATTTATATTAAAGACGGAGATGAAGTTGTTCAAATCAGCATCGAGGAAGTAAGGGCGGAAACCAGTGAGCCAAGAATACCCGACTGAGGAAAACTTGAAATACATCCGGGAGTTTGATGTCCTAAAGAATCCTGTCTTGGAGCTTATTGAATATCTTGAGGAAATTTGGCATTGGCCCGATTGGGGATTCAAGCTCCTGAAAAATGGGCAAAAGGATATTATGGGCAAGCCGACATGGAGGCTGGAGCTTCATACCGGAGGCTGGTCTGGGAATGAAGATATTATCGAAACCTTGCAACAAAATGATTTTTGGGGGTTTTGTTGGGAAAAATCAATTCGCGGCGGACATTATTGGATTGAGATTCCTAAATGGTTGAGGACAAGAAAAGCAAAGGAGGCCGCCGATGAGTGATAATCAATGGTTATATCTCAAGGTTTCGCTTGGGGCTATTCGTGGCAGCTTGGGAACGATTATTTTCCTGTTAATGGTCTTGATTGTTGTGGTGGTGGTGAAATGAGTGAGCCGAGAGAGGAGGTGGGAGTGAGCCAGAAAGAAATCATAAAATGTTCCACCTGTGGGGCAAGTCTCAAGGAAACTCTATTTTATGCGCTGTTGAAAGATTATGGGGCAAGAGTGAATGATCCAAGTTATTGTCCGGCCGCAAAAAACCATGAACATACATGGGCAGAAAAGGCAAATGAGGAAAAGAAATGATTTTATTATTGCGTCCCGGTTGGCTTGTTTGGCTCGATGCCGTATTTCCCTGGATTCATATTCGTAGAGGCAGGAAGGTGGGAGGGGGTTAAAGGAGGCCGCCGATGAGTGAGCCGCGTAAAGTGACGAGGAAGGAAATGCTGGATGTACTTGAACGCATAGAAGATGAGACAAGGGACGAAATTCGGGTTATCAAAAAAGGGGAATGGGCAGAAACCCGGCTTCCGCTTATGGAAGAGAGAATAAGAGCCGTCGCAAGCCTCCGCCGCCTCATCAAGAATGGGCCGGAGGTGACGACCGAAGAAAGATTTGTCAGACATATCGAGAGTCACTTGTCAGGCAACCAAATTCCTGTCTGCAAAATATGTGGCAAAACTATCTTGGAAATAGACGGTGAGGCCGGAGTGCGAATAAAGGAGGCCGCCGATGAAAAAGCCGAATGAAGTGGCACAGAAGGAAATGCTGGACTATCTTGGGCGCTGGAAACATTGTTCCCAGGCTGACCAATGTCCACCCGAGGAAATGAAGAAGTGCATCGAGGCTGAGGATGCCATCCGCCGCCTCATCGAGAAGGTGGGGGAGTGGCAGAAAAGGGCAGAGAAAATAACAAGCTATGAACACCTACGTTCTGTGGGTCAGGTCGGACAATCCAATGAGCTATATGAATTCGTAATGGATATCCGCGACTTCGACTTCGGCAAGGAGGAAACATGATTTACTTGATTGGCTTCGGCCTGGTCTTCGTCGGTTTTGTATTCGGCTTTATTCTTGCCGGTGTCCTGGCCGCGTCCGGCAGGGCGAGCAGGATGGAGGAGGAGCCTTTCCGGCCAGAGCTTCTAACAGTGGATCGCCTACGCAAATGGCCGGATTCGGACAACGAATGGAAATCCGCCCGCGATGCCTATCAGGGCAAGGCGGATGGAGAAGGAGAGAATTTTCGATGAACGGAAAAATTGAAAGATTATGCCAAGTCTGTAAAAACGCTTTTTTCGTTCATCCATCTACCCTGAAATACAATAAGGCGTTTTATTGTTCGCAGAAATGCTCCGGCCTTGCACACCGCGGAGAAAATAATTCAAAATGGAAACAAAAAATAGAGCATAGATGTCAGCGATGCGGCAAGGCTTATTATACAAAACCATATCTGGATTCTATTACAAAATATTGCTCTCAGCTATGCCTAAATCGAGCGAATGGAGATAAGGTTCGAGGCAAGCCAAACACAGAAGAACAAAAAAGAAAAATATCTCTCGCAAAAAAAGGAAAACTCCGACCAGAAATAACCGGCGATAAACATCCGCGCTGGATGGGGGGGCATTCAAAAACCATGCGATATACCGGTATATTTTTGCGCCAGATCAGGCACGACATTCGGATACGCGATAACCATCGGTGTCAGATTTGTGCGGGTCAAAATGGAACCCATTCCTTGCCGGTTCATCATATTGATTATGATTTCAAAAATGATGATCCAAAAAATCTAATATCTCTTTGTTCATCATGCCACATGAAAACAAATATCAATCGGGAATATTGGCAAAAACATTTGCCTAATTTAATTCAAGGAGGTCTAAATGTGTGATCTGAAGGCCATCGAGATCATTCTGACATTCTCGATCGGCGGTGTCACATTGCGCGGCCTGATTGCGCTTGTGAAAGGGTGGCTGAATCTGGCGGGCATTACGGCCCTGGCGCTTTCGGCCGTATTGTGTGCGGTGGCTTCGGCAGCTTATTTGATGATCGTTCATCAATTCAGCTGGACTTGTCTTCTGGTCATCGCGACAAGCGTTTTTTCCGGCGCACAGATTACTTATCAAGCCACGAAGTGACAATGCGCGAGGGGGGCGGGCGGTAAGGAGAGGCTGCTCGCTCCCCGCAAGGAGAGGAAGGAGAGGATGTGAGCGAACTTACGGCGGGCAGTCTGCGCGAGCTGCGGCTCCAGGCCGGGCTGACGCAGGTGGAGCTCGCCAAGCGGAGCGGGATCAGCAACGTCACCATCTGGCTCATCGAGAAAGGAAAATCTAAGCCCAGGGAGCTGACTTGGCGGAGTTTGCTGAGCGCACTTTCCCTGGCTCTGGATGAGAAGGAACGGGCACGGGGGGCGATACATATTGAGCCCGCGGTGATCAGCGAAGCCCCGGCTCCGATTTTCCATGGCGAGGTCCTGACCCGCGATGAATTTTTCGCCAAGCTCAAGCCGAAGATGAGCCAGGCGCTGGGCCTGTTTTTCAACGAGCCCCTCATCTCCACACTCATTGACAACGCCGAGTTTTTCTCGCGGACGAAGTTCTATCCGGGCGACTTCTCCACGGCTGTCATGGTTTTGGGAGAATTGCTCCGAGCGCAGAAGCGGCTGATGTCGCCGGGCATGGCGGAGGAGGATGAGAAAGACGGGGGAGGACTCAGGAAGCGGCGGCGGGTGCTGCGTGGTATGTACGGGAAAAAATGACTGAAACTCGAAACCGATTCTATAAAGCCCGATGCCGCGCCAGGGCATTGCTCATAAACTGCGGTTATCGGGTCCAGGTTTTTTCGGACGGCCCGTTTGATCTTGAAGCATCGCGGGAATTCGAGCTTCTGAAAATAAAAATCTATCTGGATATGGTCACGAAAATAGACCGGGAAACGCTCACCAAGATTGCCTTCCCGGCGTTTTGCCAAAAAGAGATTTGGCTTAAAAAAAAGGGCGTCCCGAACTTCGATATCATAAAAATTCCAAACCCTGTCAATAGGAAATCTTTCCCCATTTAGCGGTCACGGCTCTTGGGTAGAGGGTGGTCACAGCTTGTGGCCAACTAATTAAACCCCCAAAAAACCAAGGTTTATAATTATTTTATGGCCAAAGGACTACGAAGTAAAGCAGAGGTCCGGGCTTATCGTCGTGAATATCGCCAAAGAGCACATGTCAAAGAAGCCACAAAAAAAAGATCACGAGTTCGGTTGCTAAGGGATTATGGCCTAACTGAGCAAGCCTTTGCTGATCTTCTTTATGAACAAGATTATCGGTGCGCCCTTTGTAAAAGTCCAGAATGGGGATCTCGCGGTCCACACATTGATCACGATCATATTTCCAATAAGGTCAGGGGGCTATTGTGTACTTGCTGCAATTTGGCGCTGGGCATGCTCGGGGATGATGCCGATAGTATCTGGAGAGTTTGGCAATATCTGAGAAAAAGTGAACAGGGAGCCATGTGACCAACGCCGAGTACCGCGTCCTCTTTTTCCAAAAACTCACTCAGCTCATCGCCCGAGCTTTGTCCGGCGGGATCCGGCTCATGCCCTACTGGATCGAAAGGTCAGCCGAACAGCAATTCACGCTTTACCAGCAAGGCAGGACAGAGCCCGGCAAGGTCGTAACGAACTGCGACGGCTACAAAAAAATCTCCCCTCACCAGCGTTGGCGGGCCGCTGATCTGGTTATTGTCGGAGAGGACGGCGGGCTGATTTGGGACGCTTCCGCCCGGTACGAGCTTCTCGGCCAGATGTGGAAAGACCTGGGCGGGAAACACGGGGGAGACTTCAAGGGCCTATGCGACATGAATCACTTCGAGCTTTAGAAAGATGGACCCGGCAATTACGATCGCCCTAAATATGCTTTATGAGGCTTTCAAGCTTATGCATAAAGACGATATCGAGAAATTCGAGAAGGAATGGAAGGATGACAAACAGGCGTTTCTCGCGGCTCTGGAAAAGCATGACGCTGATACTCTTAGCCGTCTTATTTCTAAGTACAGCGGCCTGCTTTAAACGGCCCGCGGTGGTTTACGTGGCGATCGATACGAATATCAAGCGGGTCATCCAGGAGCGAGATTTCGATTCACTCCTCACTCTATATTTTGAATCCCTGGGCAAGGCGCGGCTGTTGGAACTCAAACTCAGGGACTGCGAGAAGAAATGACCGAAGAAACAAAATCTTTCCTCTGTCCCAAATGTGGGTCGGATAAGGTCACTCGGGCGGGTAAGAAAAGAGGCCGGCAGATAATCCACTGCAAGACCTGTGCCCGCGATTCAATCGTCGTTGATGGAGGGGGGGGGCCCACCGTATCCACCGCCCCGGTTCGACCCGAGAGCGCCGGGTTCGTTATGCTGGCCAAGGTCATTGAGAAATACGATATCGCCGCCGCTATCAGGCGGGAACTTGCGGTCCTGCCCAAAGGCCGGTTGATCCTGGAGACTGAGCTTTGCCAAAAGACAGCCGGTACCGATCGCAATCGCTTTCGGCGCACGGTCGAAAATAACGCTGAAGCCTTCCGCGCTTACCGCATCAAGCTCCGTCTCGATGACGGGGAGCCGAAATGGTATTGGGGGGGGATGAGCGACATAGAAGAGGCTACGAGGATTTGCAATGGTTAAAAAAGAGATCACGCTTGATGAAGTGAGGGATGCTCTCCGTCCACCGGAAAGAATTATCGCCCTCCAGGCTGAACGGGACCAAATCGCCGGCGCCTATAAGGAATACAAAAAAGAGCACGGCCAGCTCGATCAACTTATGGCCGAAGTTCTGGCCGCTATTCCCGCAATCAAACCGCAGGCTCCGGTTTATAAACCACCCAAGACAACACGCGTTGACCGCGATATTGCCGTTGTCCTCCATGTTACCGATGCTCATCATGGCGCAGTTCAGGTTCAAGATGAAATTGAAGGTTTCGGGGTTTTCTCTCCCGAACTATCCCGACTTCGCCAATTCGGATTTATCCAAGACATCATGGATTGGACGGAACTTCATCGTACTGTCTATTCGATCCCGGAGGCGCGATTCCTGGTCACGGGAGATTTAATCTCTGGAGATATCCAAGACTTCCGCATGACAAATGCTTTCCCCGCTCCGCAGCAAGCGGTCGAGGCCGGAGAGATTCTTGCGCATCAAGTATCGACGATGGCTCCGCATTTTGAACGCATCATTGTCGATATCATCACACTTGATAACCATGGGCGAATGACTAAGAAGCCTCAATCGAAAGAGGGCGGGATCAATAACTGGATGTATGTAGTGGCAAATATTTCCAGGATGCTTTTGTCGGCGCATAAAAACGTAGCGGTCAATATTTGGGCGCAGCCTCAGAAGGTCGTTAACGTCAACGGAAGAAATTATCTCATTTGTCACGGCCATGAGGTTTCCGGGTGGATGGGCTTTCCATTCTACGGCATTGAGCGAAAAGTTGCACGCGAGGCCATGAAGCGAATGAATGCCCCAGATTTCACAAAATTCCATAAAGTGATTCTCGGTCATTGGCACGCACCTATGACGACGCAATATTTCTGGGTCGGAGGAAGCGTCAGCGGAACCGACACCCGCGACCATCAAGAGGGACGCCAAGCTGCCCCCCAGCAGGTGAGCTGGATGGTCCACCCTCAGTGGGGCGAGTTTGATCGGACGGAATGGCAACTTATGAAATGGGATAAATAGCAGGAGCGGGGACAATGACGATGCTGATGCAAGCGGCAACAGAGGCGGTGAAGAATCCGTCGGGCATTTGGGTTGGCAGCGGGGCAATCGGTTCCCTGTGTGGGTTGGTTACCGTCCTGGCCAGGGAACATTTTCTAACCCGGCGGCGGGGGAAAAATGGTAATGGCGTCCAGCCCGGCAAGGGGGAGACGTGCCATAAACACGGGGAGGAGTTGATCGAACTCAGAACGAAACAGGACGGGACGGATAAGGCAATCGATGAGATGAAGGGCCACATCGCCACAATTGAGGGGGACGTGAAAACGCTTTTGCAGAGGATACCGCCGAGGGAATAGATGGGAAACAAGAGTCTGCGCATAGCCCTCAAGAATGATCGCGTCGAACGGGTCGAAGAGTTGTCGCTGAAGATCGGCAAGGCGGTCAACGACAACATCCTTCGCCTTGGGCGGGATATCACCAGCGCCAAAGAATCGCTTGAGCTTATCTATGAAGAGCTTATGGCCCGGACGCTCGGGGGGCGGTGGAAGAGGTTCAAGAAGTGGATCGGGGGGAAGAAGTGAAAGTTGTCTTCAGGGGACAAATAAAACAACTTCAGTCCCGAATTTTGGCGACTGGAGATAAGGGCGGGAAGTTGGTCATCGAGTTTAATCTGCCCAACGATAAGCTTATTGGCGATTTGGCAAAGCTCGTTAAGGCCGATGAAGAGATCACGGTGACGGTGGAAGGATGAATCACAGCGCCTCTGTGAAAACCAGGAATCTCAAACCCTTCCGAAAGGGTGAGGATTTGCGGAGGCATAAACATGGGTCGGCCTCTGAAGAACGTGCGACCTGGACT